ATTGAGTTATGCGTGCGAATAAAATGTGGATAAATTAGACAATAATGCAATTATCTTTGATATATCAAAAGGGCGCAAATAATCTCAGAATTAACTACTCAGTCATGGGTACGGGATGTTTGCGTCAAAGTTGGTAAGGAGTTAGCAAGTGACCTATACCAGGAGTTGTTCTTAATTTTATGTGAGAAAGACGATAAGTGGATTGAGGAAAAATACGCATCGGGTTACTGGGAAGGTTTTGTAATTCGAATTGTAATGAATCAATACTACGGTAAGTACACAAGTTTCGCCAAAGGTTTTCTTAACCCAATAGGAATGGAAGACGTAGACCAACTTGAGTTACCTGCTGACGAATACAACATACAAAGCGACCTTATGCAGTTATGCGTTGACAAGGTCGTGAGTGAGCTTGATTGGTATCATATGACTGTATGGACTCTTTACCGTGACGGAGACAAAGAAAAGAATGTCGCTCAGATGAATGCCCGATCATTGAATAGAAGCACCGGAATAAGCCGCCACGAGATTTGGCGAGTTATAAAAATGGTAAAAGAAAAAGCAACCAAATACTACGAGATAAATTATGGCAAACACTTTGATTGAGATTTGCGGAATTGCAAGCGCAGGAGTTATCCTCGTTAGAAATTGGACTTATAGGTTAGGGGTTAAGCCTTTTACTTGTGAGTTATGTATGGCGTTTTGGTTAGGCGCGTTATATTTCCACACGATAGAAGGTTTGACCTTTGCCTTTTTGAGCGCAGCCATTGCAACCCTTATAAACAAATACCTATGAACGACGAACAAATAAATTTCACTATGACAGTATTGCGCCCAGCGTATATGCTTTATCGTGATACCCAAGTATTCAAGTTAACACCAAGCCAAAACGTACAACTTGGTGAACTTTACAAAGAGATTAACGGCAGACCAATGCCAATGTGCAGCACCTGTGTAGTTGAGGGTGTACTATCAATGGTAATTAGAGCTGAAAGTTTACAACAAGCACAAATTGCAACTGATGAACAACGACCAAAGCGTAAGCGCAAATAGCTTTAACGGAAATTGGAATGACCGGACTTGCTTCGAATGGGAGATGGCTAACGGTATTACCCTTGAGAACCCAGGCTTTGTTCGGATGTACGAGGCAACTGCAAAGGTAATCTCTGAGTTAATACCCTTTGAAAAGTTTACGGACTTAGGCGGTGGCGTAGGAGCATACTCAAAAGCCATGCGAGACATCGGAAAAGAAGTACATTACTACGATGCTAACATTCACCATCACGAGTACGCAAGCGAACGCAGAGTTGCAAACCGGTATCATTACGGTGACTTCACCAATATGAAAATAACCGGTGACTTGATTGCAATGATAGAAGTCGCTGAGCATATTGCTGACGAAAAATTGATACCATTTTTGACAAGGGTAGAATGCAATTATTTTCACTTTAGCAGCACGCCTTTAACAAACAAGATGGATGCTGATTGGGGGCATATTAATATAAAACAAGAACCTGAGTGGATTGCATTATTTGAGAGCTGCGGATTTAAGTTTTTGCAAAAAGTTCAATACCCGACATATTGGTCTTTGCTATTTACGAAATGAAGAAACACAAGCAAGTTTACTTTGACTACTACGACATAGACCCAGGTGACTTTGTCGCTTGTGAGAATTGCAGTAAAACAGCTGTTGACATTCACCACTTAAAATTCCGTTCACAAGGTGGACAAGACGTGATTGAGAACTTGATGGCTTTATGCAGAGAGTGCCACTTTGAAGTACACAACGGCACAAAGATTAAGACTGAAGATTTGATTGCAAAACATTTAAAGAATCTGTGAACAAATAGTGAGACCCTATGGCAAACGAAGAGAATTTAAAACCATTTAAAAAAGGAGACGATCCCCGACGTTGGGTAGAGGGCAGACCTAAAAAGTTTACGACCGAACTTGCCGAGCATGGCTACAAATTGAGCGAAGTCAACGACAGCATACAAGCCATCATGGCAATGAATGAGACCGACATAAAAGAAGTCCTGAAGAACGCAGATGCTACTATGTTGGAGAAGACAGTTGCCCGTGCGATAATCAAGTCCTACGAAAAAGGCAGCCTTTACTCAATGGACACTTTGCTCTCACGGGTATTCGGGAAACCGAAAGAAACTATTGATGCAAGTGTGGAAGCTAAAATAGTTAATGTAACTTTGAAATTGGATTAACCGCACAAGAGTACAAGATACCGCACAAGATTAAACGGAAAATATATGGAAGACATCACATTTTTAGGAAGTGCCTGGTCTGATGACTATGGTATCAGCGTAGCAGTGAACTACGAGAAATTACAGCAAGCAATTGCAGACGGAAAACTTGAGGTCAACAAGTACGGAGATGTACGCATCCGAGTTCAGAAGTTGAAAGAGGCAAACAGCAAAAGCAAAGCGACTCACTACGTTGCCGTGCCGAAGCCGAAACCAACTGACCTGCCATTTTGAGAATCCTTTGTTTATTAGACGGTATTAGTGGCGTGTCCTTCCATAGGTTGTACACGCCCTATGCCCGTTTACAGTTAGACCATGACGTTGTAGTTGACATCTCGCAAGACAAAACCGAGTGGGCAGATTTACCGTATGAGAAATACGATGTAGTTGTCTTTAACCGGTGGTTAGGTCATTTGCAGTACAATATATTGCCGATACTTGCAGCAAAAAAAATCCCGTTCATTTGCGACAACGATGACTATTGGGTAATTCCACGTTACAATCCTGCGTATCAGTTTTACCGTGCGTACTTGAAAAACGGAGTAAAGGATGCCATCACTTACGCTGATGCTGTGAGCTGCACTACGCCACAACTTGCAGAGGTAATCAGACCGTTCAATCCTAACGTGTACATTTTACCGAATGCTCTTGATCCTGCACAGCCGCAGTGGAAAGTCACACAGACAATCCGTTCACATAAGCCTACAATCGGGTGGGTAGGTGGTATCTCGCACCTGGAAGACATCAAGTTGTTGAGCGGACAAATCAAACGCATCTGCGAAAAGTACAACTACCGATTCCTAATGTGCGGATTTCACAGCAACTCTAAAATATGGCGTGAGATGGAATACGCTATCACCGGTGAATCTCCTATTAACAGACCGCATTGGTTTGAGGTCAGAGAAGGCACCAGAGCGGACATATACGGAACTTACTATTCCGAAATAGACATTGTACTTGCGCCTTTGACAAAAACCAAATTTAACCGCTACAAAAGCGAATTAAAGATAGTTGAGGCGGCTGCATATTCTCTGCCTATTGTCGTGAGCAAAGTTGAACCCTACACTAATCACGGTAACAATTTAGGGGTGTTTTTTGTTACGGACAACGATTGGGTTACCCCGTTGAAACAGCTGATAGAAAGCGACAAGAGCAGTCAAGTCGGTGCGGTGAACGCTGCCTATTGTGACGTGAACCACAACATCCACGTCATCAACCACGATCGCATGGAGATGCTTCGTAAAGTTATAGGTTAACAAAGGCAGTAAAAAAGTAAACTTATAGGTTAACAAATGCAAATAAATTATACCCGACCAAAATTGACAAGCTATCAAACCGCTATACTTGACAGTCCTGCAAGGTATACGGTTACGGCTGCGTCAACTAAAACGGGTAAGACTGCAAGCCATATCATTTGGCTATTTGAGCAAGCACTATTGCTAAAGGCTAATCAAGCAGTATGGTGGGTAGCCCCGGTATACCAACAAGCGGAGATTGCATTCCGCAGGATGAAGAACCAGGTCAACATACCTAACTTTTTTCACACTAATGAGAGCAAGTTAGTTCTTACCACACCCATCGGATCACGCATAGAATTTAAGTCAGCAGAAAAACCCGACAACTTATACGGAGATGACGTATACGCTGCAGTGTTTGACGAGGCAAGTCGTGCAAGAGAAGAGTCGTGGTATGCACTACGTTCTACATTGACAGCAACGCAAGGCAAATGCAAACTAATTGGAAACGTCAAGGGTAAAAAGAATTGGTTCTATAAAATAGGTGAACGGGCAAAGAGTGGTGACCCTAACATGGAGTATTTTAAAATCACCGCTTATGATGCGGTGAAAGAAGGCATCATACAAGCAGAGGAAGTTGAGCAAGCAAAGCGTGACTTACCGTCACACGTTTTCAACGAGCTGTACCTTGCAGAACCAGCAGACGATAATAGCAACCCTTTCGGGTACGATAATATCCAAAAGTGCATAATTCCTACCCTATCGGGTGTACCTGTGGCTTACGGCATAGATTTGGCAAAGTACACGGATTGGACTGTTATAGTCGGATTGAATGAACAAGGGCAAGTGTGCCACTTTGACCGCTTTCAAAAAGATTGGTCTCAAACTTTGTCGCATATAATTGCTACAATTGCGACAACGCCTGCTTATGTGGATAGCACGGGCGTTGGTGATCCTATCGTTGAGCAGCTACAAAAAAAGCACCCAAGAATTAAAGGCTTTAAGTTCACATCGCAAAGTAAACAGCAACTTATAGAGGGTTTGGTTGTCGCAGTTCAGCAGCAACAAATAGGATTCCCGAGCGGTGTAATTTCAGACGAAATGCATAACTTTGAGTATGAATACACGCGAACGGGAGTACGCTATACTGCACCTTCAGGACTGCACGACGATGCTGTAATGGGGTTAGCACTTGCGTGGGATTGCAAACAACATAACAAGAAAGGAGTATTTTTTTATGGATAGTATTTTTATCGTTAGTTACTCTTCGGGTGAATGGGATGACTACCAAATCATCAACGTATTTGCAACGCATGACGAAGATAAAGCACGGGCATGGGTGGAGAAGACTAACCGCATTTTAGAACACTATAAAGATTGGTACCTGGAACACAAGTCACCGCATTCATTAAACATAGAAACGCCTCAACGCTTTTGGGATTTAGACCAAATCAATACTGCATTTTACACAAGCCTTGAAATGAGATGAAAACAATTTTAGAATTTACGGCAGAAGAACAACAAGAAGCAAACACTGCCATTAACGGGTGGCGTTATCAAACCGTGATTTGGGAATTTCAACAGTTCCTACGCAGCGAAATGAAGCACGGGGATTTGAGCGACATTCAGTACGTATGTTATGAAAAAATCAGAACTAAGTTGTTTGAGTTAATTGAAGAAAATAAAGCCTATTTAGAATAAGTCAAAAACGAACTGAAAAAGTTATGAATTGGAAAGATATAACCATTGACAAAATACAGCGTATTGAGGAACTCAACGAAGAGAACCCGATCCGCAAGGTGGCGTACACGATTGCCATAATTAAGGGCGTAACTTTAGAAGAGGTTAACACTTGGACTATTGACGAATTACGAGCAGTTGACTTATCTTTTCTAAACGAGATACCAATTACAAAGCTCAAGTTTAAATTTAAGCACAACGGCAGACGTTTCCGCCTAATCAAAACGGCAAGAGAGATGTCAGCGCATCACTTTATAGAACTGCAAGAATTAGCCAACAAAGATAAAATACAGGCGCTGCATGAGATTATTGGGTGCTTATCCTATCGTGTTAATATTTTCGGGCGCAAAATAGACGATGATTACCAGTGGAAGGTAGAGCATTTCAAAACGATGCCGGTAATCAGCTTTTATAATTATGCGCTTTTTTTTTCGGCTCTTTATCCGAAGTTATTAGAAGCTACCCTAACCTATTTGACGGAGGAGATAGCGAGAGCAAAGGCGATGTCTTCGGATGGCTCTCTTTAATAGATAGATTAGCAGGTGGCAAACGTCAAGAGTGGGATGCCATTCTTAAGATGCCAATCGTGGAATTTTTAAATACGTTAGCCTTTCACACGACTATCACCAAGCAACGCAACAAGCGTTTAGAAAGTGCAGCATCAAAGGGCTTTGAATCTTACGTCTGTGCGTGTTTAAACGAAATGCTCTAAAAAGGTCACAAAGCAATTTATCTTATTTATAAGTAATGGCACTAACGGCATCACATCAAGTCAGCGGCACATACCAACCGAGCAACAATGACAATATATGGGTAGTTACCGAATCAAGCACCGGTATCACATCAAACTTTAATTTCAAATTTCTTTGCGATGTCAAGAATACAAGCGGTGCATTGCTTACCCGTCTAAAAGTTCCTATTCACTTTGCAAGTACGTCACGTGGGGTATTTAACATTTCTAAAGTCCTTTCATCCTATACGACATACAATTGGAATTACGACGATACGGCAGCAAGCGGATGCGCTCAAAGTGTACAAGCCTATAATTTAGCATTCGGATACGAATACAGCACAGGTGCAACGTCTGATATTGAGGTAAGCACTGGCGTAACTACGGTAAGCGGTAACAAAGTTTGGAACGCTGCACTGCATCCTTTAGAGTTTTTGACCTACCAACAAAGTGAGTACCTAATGGCAAGCGGTAGTACTGCCAACTTTCTTACTGAGCTAACGTCTA